GTCTCAGGGACCAGCGGCCCAACATCGTGGAGCTGCTCCGGGTAGGCATAGCTCACGCAAAAGGACTCGCCTCGCAACTGCTCGAGGTGGCGCTTCGGCGTAATAGGTGTTCCGTGTATCAGTCTCATAATTTTGGGTCCCGCATTGAATAATTCCCTCCGAGGCGCCTGACCCTGGGCCAAGCGACTCGAAGCGATCACTCGATGATCGTCACATCCTCCTGTTTTTTCAGGTACGGCAGGACCTTGTCCTCGCCGCCGCAGCGGTACAGCTTTTGCACGATTTCATCGTGCCGCTTCTGCCACTCGGGGTAGGTCCGATCGCCGGCCTCGACGCGGTACTTGGCGATCGTCCGCTGCGCCCACTTCCTCGACTGGTAGCCGGCGATGACCTCGGAGTGTCCGACCGAGTGCGTGATGACTGTCAGCCCCGGCCCGGTCATGTCAGCATGTCCAGCGGGATGTCCTGACCGGCCCAGTCGCCGTAGATGTCGTAGTCGCTGCAGCCGTGCTTGCAATGATCCATGTAGTCCGCGAACGAATCGTAGATGTCGAAGCCGCCAGCCAGATGGATCGCCGCCAGACGGTGCCCTCCTCGGTTCTCGGGTTGTGGGCTGTAGTGCTTGAGCCAGTGCTGAGCGTGGGTCTTGAGGTAGCCGACAGTCAGGTCCTTGGCCGCAATGTAGTCAGGGCCTCCCAGATCGTCGTTGCGCTCGCCAGTCTCGTCGAGGGAGATGATCTCCACGCCTCGGCCTACGATGTGGCAGCCTCGGCAGTCCCGCTCTGCGTCGGCTTTGACCTCGACGCACTGGGCCCGGTAGTTCTTGATCGCAGCACTTACGCTGCTCGGGTTTTTGATGTTCTCAGTCATGCTATTTCCTCGCGTTGGTGTTGAATAGATCCGCTTGCTTGGGGCTCAAGATCTCCTCGAGCGAGCGGTTGTGGAACATGGTGTAGCCAGTCTTATGCTCGAGGTCGATGTACCTCTGAGCGAGCTCTGGGTTGGCCTTGGCGGCATTTCTGAGGTCGCCGTGGCAGCCCATGATGCAGAACATACAGCTCAGCCGCTTGTTGCCCTTGTCGTAGGCGTGAAAGCGTTTCTGGCCTGCTCTGGTGATCTGGCTGAATACCTCGGCCTCGGTCCAGTGATGGATCGGCGCCCAGTCGTGGACGGTGCGGCCGGCGAGGCTCAGCTTCTTGTTCAGCTTCCAGACCGGCCGCTTGGCTCGGGCGCTGGACTCCTCGGCCCGGAGGCCCATCGCGTTGATCGCCAGCAGCGAGCCGCGGCGCTTCATCTCGGCCTTTATAAATTTGTGGATAGGGCCCCGCTTGAGTGCTGCGGTGCAGGGTCGGTACTGCGGTGATGGCCAGCTCGGAACTTCCGGGCGGCTGATAAATTTACGCTCCACCAGCTCAATGAAGTCGTAGGAATTGCGGACTACGTTCAGCTTGTGGTCGTCGATGTTGGCCTCGATGTGCTCGACTACGCCAGACCACTCGACCTCGCCCAGATTGGCGTGGACGACGATGATCTGGGCAGCCGGCACAAAGGCCCGGAGATGTGCGTACATGGCCTGCGAGTCCTTGCCTCCCGAATGGGAGACAAAGACCAGCGCGCCATCGTTGATCGCCTGAACGGCGTCGTTGTGACTCATGCGAACAGCTCCATCTGCAGGACCGTGGCCTTGGCCGTCAGCTTGGCAGCGATGCCGCCCCACTGGTCAGCCATGGCGTTGGCGAAGCCGGCAAAGAACTTGCTCCGCTTGTGGCCTCGATCGGCGCTCGGCCCCATGCGATCGGCGCCGCAGGGTGACTGGTTGGCCCATCGTTTGACCGGCTTGCCCTTGTAGATCTCGTCCCGGCCCTCGACAAAGTCAGCCGGATCTGCGACCAGCTCGGGGAGCTCCCGGCGCCAGAGGTAGGTCTCTTTGCTGTGGTCGTGGCCGAAGCGATACGGCTGCACCATCTGGCTCTCGAATCCCGGCAGGACGCCGGCTGTGCCGATGCAGCTCTTGGGGTTCTCGACGCACATCTTGTCGATCGGCGCCTCGCCCAGATCCCTGACAAATTCCAGCGCCAGCAGGCGGTTGGCTTCTCGGGTCCGCTCCGGGTCGTGCTTGGGTTGGCAGCGCCAGAGCTGGCAGGCTGCGATGAATGTGCAGGGCGGGTGCATGATGGCTATGTGCCAGCCATCGGTCAGGACGTCGCGGACGTCGCCCTGATAGTGTGGGCCCGGTGACTCGGTCGGCAGAACGTCGCAGGACATCACAGAATGACCTCTCGCGGCGAATGCGTCCCTGACTGTGCCACTGAACTCGCAGCCGATCAGGATGCGACTCAGGCGAAATGACGAGTCCTTGGCGCGTTGCCAAGCGTCCTCGATCTCGGGAGCAAAGTCGGACCAGCTCCAGTCGCCTCCGGTGAAGTCCTGCAGACCTCCCCACTGACAGTTTATTGCTTCGGCCATCAGGTCGTTGGCGTCACAGAAATCGTGAACGTGGTCAACCTGGGCCTCGAGCTCCTCGGCGTTGCGATCTCGGATCGCTTTCAGCTCTGCCTCGGAGTGCGCCGCTCGAACGGCCGCGGAAAAGTCCGCGGCCAGACGAGTGACATCGAGCCGGTGAAGGCGCTCGATCATGCCAGTTGCTCCCGCACCAGAGCATTGTCGCGGCGCTCCAGCTCGGCTTTCATGGCCACCTTGAGGTCTGCCTGATAATTCGGCAGGGCCCGGTAGCCGTGGTCGTGCATGGTCAGCTCGACCGGCGATCCGAGAGCAGCGTGAACCGCGCTGACGTTCATCAGCTTGAACTCAATCGAGCCCCGGTTGCGGTTGCTCAGCGCCTCGGGGTGCTTGCCCTCGTCGCTGAACTGGTAGGTGCGGATCATGCCCGCCTTGTTGTAGCTGCAGGGCGCCAGTGCGCATTGCAGCATGTCGAAATACAGCCGTATTACAGCCGCGTTTTCAGTGTCGTTCCATGGTGGTGATCTCATAACTTTCCTCGCGTTTAACAGGTTCTCAGGTCGGCAGCATTGCCGCCTGAGGCTTGCAGTTTTGCGGCCTGCTCGAGGCAGCGAGCAGGGTCAGCGATGACCTTGCCGTTGCTGTCGCAGACATTGTGCATTCTCGCCCAGTGATTCCAAGCGAACGACCGGCCGAGGCCGACCGTGGTACTCGTAGATGGCCACCGCTGGCCGGAGCCGATCAGCTCCATAAAGCCGGCGCCCATCTCAATCTCGTCGAATCTGGTGTGGTGTCCTGTCATGGCCGTGACCTCCATCTCGAGAGCCTTCTCGAACAGGTCAGGGTGTGTGCCGGCCAGCCACCAGAGCTCCCATTTCTGGGATGCAGGGCAGAAGTAGCAGGCGCTCTTGATCGGTACAGGCAGCCCCTCGTCGAGGATCAGGGCGATGCACTCGCCTCGAGCCATGCCGAGCTGCTGCAGCGGATAGCGGTAGTCGAAATGCGCGTCGGTCTCCTTGAGTTTCTTGGAGCGGCGCAGGTCAGCGGGTCCCGCATCGTAACCTATGAGTTTCACAGGCTTGATCCCGCGCCGCTGACAGTCGAGCCAGATCGGATGCGGGTCCCGCTTGTTCGGTCCAGACATGCAGCCCCGGAGGTACTGGTCCTGCGGTCCCTGCTTCCACTTGATGCTGCAGGACTTCATGCCGAAGGCCAGCGATGGCAGGGTCTCGTTGTCTGTGCAGTTGCCGGTCAGCGTCGTGTAGCCTGTACTCGGCAGCGTTGCTTTCTTGCATGTGACGACCTCGGGGAAACCGACAGACCTGCACCATTCGCTCATGGTCTTGACCATGGCGTAGGTCTCAGGCTTCTCGGCGCCGACATCGGCAAACGTGATTAGGTCCGGGGTGATTCCTGCCCGGTGCAGGGCTATCAGCATGGCGGTCGAGTCGACGCCGCCACCGTAGCAGACGACGACCGGAGAGCCCTCAGGGAGCTCGATCCGGCCGGGTCGATACATCGGGAACAGGTCAGGCTGTGCAGCCATCAGAACAGCTCCAGATTGTCGTGCTTGGTGTACTTGCGGAAGGACCGCCATGTCTCGGTGCCGGCTGGCGCCTTGGCTGGTGCGGCCCATGCTGGAGCCTTGTCGATCGCGGTAAAGGTGTAGATATTGTTGATTCGGTGCCGGCGCCCTTGGCTCCAGTCGACGACCTTTCCGTCAACCATGGCGGCAACGTGGCCCCGGACCCTGACGACGAAATTGCCTTTGCGCAGCTTGCGGTCACGCTCGGCGGTTATCATCGTCTTGGCGCTGTAGTCCCTGTAGTCGAGCTCCTCCATGAGGAACCCCAGAGACTTGGCGGCAGCCTTGCCGATTACCGGCCAGTTGCAGCCGCGCCGTGGTCTGCGGCCAGCCTTGGCCAGTGCGGCGTGGCAGTCGTCGTAGGTGCAGCCAGTGGCAGCGGTCAAGGCCATGACGGTGCAGTCGTGCCGCTCGCCGTGGGCTCTGCTGGCCGTGGCCATGGTGTCCCAGAGTGTCTTGCTGTCTGAGGCCATCACTTTGCAGCCCTCAGGTAACAGTGCTGCCGGATGACCAGAATAGCCAGCCATCCGAGACCGCCGATCAGGGTGATAATGTCGTTGGTGTGTTCCATGTCGTTCCTCGCGGTTGGTTTGTCAGGGCCGCTCCGCTTCCGGGTTGGCCGAAGGCCACCTTACCCGGAAATCCTTTCCGCTGTCAACACCCTGAGGGAAAAAAGACTACAATCCGCAGCACCACTGGCCCGAGGAGCAGCACCTTGCAGGCAACGACACAAAAGACGGGGGAGAATCCGCAGGGTTCTGAGGTCCGTGCGAGGAGGGGAGGTGCCGCGTCAATCTTCACTCCCGCTCTGTTCACGACCATCACCGACCGGATCAGCCGGGGCGAGTCACTGAGGAGCGTTTGCCGGGACCCGGAAATGCCGCACAAGTCAACAGTGCTCAGGTGGCTGCGTGAAATGCCTCAGCTCCGCGACCAATACGCGGCCGCGCGCGACGATCTGCTCGAGTATTGGGCCTCCGACATCCTCGAGATTGCCGATGACGGTACGCTGGACACCATGAAGGGCCTCAACAAGTACGGCGACGAGGTCATGGTGCCTAACCATGCCAACGTCCAGCGGGACCGCCTGCGGATAGACAGCCGCAAGTGGCTGCTCAGCAAGCTGGCAGCCCGGACCTACGGCGACCGCCTCGATGTCGAGGTATCCGGGGAGGTGCAGCACCGGGTCGACATCACAGCCCTGTCAGCCCGAGAGAAGATGCGGCGCCTCGCCCTGTTCATGCTCGAGGATCAGGCAGCCGGCCAGATCATTGAGGGAACTGTAGACACAAGCACCGATGCCCCTGCAAGTGACTGAACTGCAAGCCGGAATCCGATCGACCGGAAAGGTTCCGGTCAGCCCGCCGAGCTCACCAAAGATCGAGGGGGGGGGTCGAAATATCGAGGGGGGCCCGCGACGAGCGAGAATCCGCGGAGGGTTGGGGCAGCTCCCCACACTTTTTGCTGTGAAAAAAAATGATGTTGGACGTTGATGCCATATATAGCTTTCACCGGCGTTTGGCGGTGTCGGATGTGGCGATCGACTACGCCCTGGACCGCGCTTATTTAGCGTCGTGCAGGCTCAGGGAGCCCGATCGTTTGCGCCGGGTGGCGGCCTTCGCTCGAGGGGAGATATGCCCGAAAAAAAAATTGGCGCCGGGTCTGGATCATTCTGAATATCGGCTGGTGCCGGGGAGGAGAGTGTGATGGGTGAATGGCAGACGGTCATCAATGACTGGCCACCGAACATCAACGAGATCCGTGCGGCGTTGCCCGAGGTGAGTGAGAAAAATATTTTTGCCTACGATGGCAAGATCTTTAATCCCAGTGGCGTGAAACTGGGTCAGGAGCTCCATGCGCATGAGGCGGTGCATTTCAAGCAGCAGGCCGCGATCGGTGTCGAGGCGTGGTGGGTGGCCTTTCTCAGTGACGAGGTATTCCGGCTGGCCCAGGAGATCCCGGCGCACAAGGCCGAATATCGCTGCTTTTGCAAATACAATCGCGATCGCAACGATCAGGCCCGTTTTCTGAGGAGTCTGGGGCAAAGGTTGTCGGCGCCGATGTACGGTGGGATCATTACGACCAACGAAGCCATGAAGCGAATCCGATGAGTGACGAACTGACAGACAAAATGCGCAAGATCCTCGAGGCCAACAAGGACAAGGACTTTGTGAAGCGCGTCATTGACTGGGACGAGGGCATCGAGCAGCCCTCGATTGATATGGGCAAGGGCATGAGGGGCACTCACATGATGGCCACGGCAGAGGCCGATGGGGTGCATTACGCCTATGCCACCATCCAGCGCGATGCCGAGGGCAATTTGCAGCGACTCGATCCGAGGGTGGCGTTCGACATTGCCATGGCCCAGGGCGAGGTCATTGCCTTTGATTCCGAGGAGGAGGCTGACGAGTTCGCGCGCAATTACAAAAAGGTCTGGGAGCCTGAACAACGATGACCGCAGAATCCGCTTTAATCGAGGAATTGCTCGGCCGCTACGACCAGCTCCCGCCTGAAAAGCAGGCCGAGATGGACAAGTTGGTGCAGGATCGCTCGACTGGCCGGCTGTGGTTTCCAACGCCGGGACCGCAGCTCGATGCGGTGAGATGTCAGGCCGATGTGCTGTTATACGGGGGCTCAGGAGGATCTGGCAAAACCGACCTGATTCTGGGCCTTGCTCACACCGAGCACCAGAAAACGCTGATTATTCGCAAGCATTACACGGATTTAACGGCACTGACTGACCGGGCCAAGGAGATCAACGGCACGGAAAAGGGCTACAACGGCTCGGCCCCGCCTCGCTTAAAAACCGTCGAGGGCAGGACCATTGATTTCGGCGGTATCGCAAAACCGGGCGACGAGGATCACTGGCAGGGCCAGCCGCACGATCTCCTCGCGGTCGACGAGGTGGTGCAAAATCGAGAAGCCGCGATTCGATTTCTCATGGGTTGGGTGCGCACATCCGAGGACGATCAGCGTTGTCGAGTGATCCTGGCGTCCAACCCGCCAACCACATCGGCAGGCGACTGGATCATCCCGATGTTCGCGCCGTGGCTGGATAACCGCTACGAAAACCCGGCCGAGCCCGGTGAGCTCAGATGGGTCGTGACCATGGTCAACGATGCAGGCGACAGCTTCGATCACTGGGTCGATGGGCCCGATGTCCGCATTCCATCAGGGAGGAATCACGACGATGGCACACCGAAAATGCTCATCCCAGAATCGCGCACATTCATACCGGGACGCCTTGACGACAATCCGTTCCTCGCCGCCGATGGAAAATACGCGGCCAAGCTCGACTCGCTCCAAGAGCCACTTAGGTCTGCTATACGCGACGGCAATTTCATGGCTGCCCGACAAGACGAGCCAGACCAGCTCGTCCCGACCGACTGGGTCATCGCCGCGCAAAACCGCTGGCAGGCGCAGTTTTTCGGTGCACCGCCGTTAAATGTGCCGATGTGTGCGATCGGCGTGGATGGGGCGAGTAAACGCGACGAGGCGGTGCTCGCACCGCGCTATGACGGCTTTTATCCAAGACTGATCGCAGTACCCGGCCATGAGACTCCACACGGCCGAGATCTGGCCGCACTGGTCCTGAAACACCGCAAACACTCTGCTGTTCCCGTTATCGACTGCGGCGAGCGCACTGGGGCCGAGGCGTATGCGCATCTCGAGGAGAACGGTGTCGATTGCCAGCGCCACGTTGGTATGGACAAGTCGCTCGGGCGCACCAAGGAAAAGATGCTCAAATTCTTCAACAAGCGCGCTGAGGTCTACTGGAAATTCATGGAGGCCCTCGACCCGGCCCAGGACGGTGGCTCACCGATCGCACTCCCCGATGACCCTATGCTGAAAGCGGATCTCACCACCCTCACATGGGAGCTGACGCCGAACGGCATCAAGGTGATGACCAAAAAGGACGCGGTCGCTGTGCTCGGCCGCTCGCCAGATCGCGGTGATGCGGTGGTGCAGGCATGGAGCTCTGGTCCCAGAGCAGTCACACATCTGCATGAGTGGCGAAAAGATCAGATCGCGGGTACGATGCTCGGGAAAATCAATCGCAGGCCGTCTGTCAATTTGGGACCAAGGAGAAGGAACCGATGAGTGGACTAAAAAACACCATGAAGCGCGCCACCAATTTAGGACTCGGCCGCGGCTACGCGACCAACGAGGAGCGCCGGCAGAAAGCGCGGGGCAAGATCACCGCCGCGAAAAATAAAATGTTCGCCTCAGCGCAGCTCCCCGACGAGGAGGAGATCCGCAGAGTCGAGCGCCGCAAGTCCGCGAAACGAAAGGGCTCCAGGGCCCAGACAGTGATGACCGGCCGGGATTCTCTGGGATGAAACCAGCCGACCTCGTAATGCGGGGAATGCAGCTCTACAACGAGCGCAAGGCGATGACGACCCTATGGCAGGAAATTGCGGAGAACTTCTATCCGCAACGCGCCGATTTTACTCTGACGCGCTACATTGGGGAGGAGTTCGCGGAGCACCTGTATTCGAGCTATCCGATCATTGTGCACCGCGAGCTCTCGACCAGTTTCGCCGCCATGCTCAGACCGCGCGCTAAAGACTGGTTCGCGATCGACGTCGACGAGTCTGACCAACTAACGCATCAGGGCAAGGAGTGGCTCCAGTGGGCCACCAAGCGCCAGAAGTGGGCCATGTACGATCGGCTCGCCTGTTTCATCCGGGCCACCACCGAGGGCGATGCGGATTTCGCCGCCTTCGGCCAGTGCTGCATCTCACAAGAGATCAACTGGAACACGCCCACGCCACATCTCCTGTACCGCACTTGGCATTTGCGCGATGTCGCATGGGCCGAGGACGAGACAGGCAAGATCGGTGAGATCTACGTCAAGTGGAAGCCGATGATTAAGCAGCTCGTCGAGATGTTTGGCGCTGATGCTTTGCATCCGAACGTGGCCCGGTGGGCCAACGGCATCGAGAACCTGCAGAAAACCGAGTGCATGAGGCTGGTCGTATCGACCGACCTGTATCGTGGCCAAGAGGAGCAGGGCACCGGCTTTCCGTGGATGATCGTCTACCTCGACGTTTTGAACAATCACATCATGTCCGAGCACGGCTCGACCAGTCGCGGCTTCACCCTGCCGCGGTGGCAGACCGTATCCGGTTCCCAGTACGCTTACTCCCCCGCAACCGTCGCTGGATTGCCGGATGCGCGTCTGTTGCAGGCGATGAGCCTGACATTGCTCGAAGCCGGCGAGATGTCGGTACGACCGCCAATGATCGCGACACAGGATGCAGTCCGCTCGGACATCCAGCTCTTTGCTGGCGGCATCACCTGGGCCGACCATGAATACGACGAGCGCAAGGGCGATGTATTGCGCCCGATCAATCAGGATCGCCGCGGTCTGCCGATGGGATACGACTCCCGCGATTCGCAGATGGGCCTGATCGCTGATGCCTTCTATTTGAACAAACTGACATTGCCGCCTCCTGAGGGCGACATGACCGCCTTCGAGGTGGGTCAGCGCGTGGAGGAATACGTCAGGGCAGCCTTACCACTATTTGAGCCGATGGAGCACGAATACAACGGCCAACTTTGCGAAGATACCTTCGACTTGCTTCTGCGCGCTGGCACCTTCGGCTCGGTCCAAGACATGCCGAAGGAGCTGCGGGGCCGGCAGATTCATTTCAAATTCGTATCGCCCCTGCACGACGCCATCGAGCGCAAGCAGGCGTCGGTATTCATGGAAACTGCAGGGCTCTTGGAGCAGGCAATGGCCATGGATCCAACGGCAATTTACAACGTCGACATGACCGCCACATTCCGCGATGCCCTCGAGGGTGTGGGCCTGCCGGCGAAAAACATGGTGCCGCTGGCTGAGGTCGAGAAGCAGGTCGCAGAGGCGCAAGCCCAAGCACAGATGCAGCAGGAAGCTGAACTCGCCAGAACAGGAGCGGAAGCCGCAAGGGATATGGGGCAGGCTGAGGCCAGCATGGCTCAAGCTGCCAACGCTGCATGACCGAACAGCGGGACAAGGTCTCGGAGTGCCTGCCGCATGAGAATCCGATTGAGCGGCCGGATTACACCGAGTTCGAGGTACAGGCGCTCCGGGCGCTTTTCGCAGGCAACGCCTCGGAGCGACAGCAAGTAGCGATACTGCCTTACATTTTACGAGCAGCCGGGACGCACGATCTGAGTTATCGCCCCGGCGACTCACACGCAACATCGTTTGCCGAGGGCAAGCGATTTGTAGGAACCACTTTGGTATGGATGCTAAAGTCGGCCCCGACAAGGACGGACCCCGACAAAATAGCAGCGAGAGAATTAGACGATGGCAACACCAGACCCGATAACAAACCCGGTAAGTGATCCCATTGAGCCTGACTGGTTCAAGGACATGGTCAACGACAAGACGCCGCCCGAGCGGGTCGAGTTCCTCAAGAGCTTCGACACGCAGGACGCCCTGATCGACTCTGCCCAGACCGCCCAAAACGCAAACTGGCGTGATGCCTTTGCCGGCGAGGACGATAAATTCAAGAGCCAGCTCGAGCGGTACTCGACGCCCGAAGATCTGGGCAAAGCATTCCGCGAGCAACGCGCCACCATCTCCAGTGGCAACCTCACGCCGAAGCCTGACGAGAATGCAACGCCTGATGATCTGGCTGCCTTTAGGTCCGCGAATGGCATCCCGACCGAGTCGTCTGGCTACCTCGAGAACCTGCCCGAGGGGCTGGTCCTGGGCGAGGATGACAAGGAGATCTTTGAGAACTTCGCAGGCGCCATGCACGAAATGAATGTCGAGCCGGCCGTCATGCACAAGGTCATCGACTGGTACAACGGCTTTGCCGAGGATCAGCAGGACGCGATGGCCGAGATGGACAATAGCCACCATCAGGAAACTGAGGATGCGCTGAGGACCGAATGGGGCAACGACTACCGGGCCAACATCAATCTGATCGGATCGCTTATCGAGACCACCTTTGGCGAGGAGAACGCCTCAGCCATCTTGAATGCTCGCGATGCCGATGGCCGCGCGATTATGAACATTCCCGGTGTGCTCGAGGGGCTCGCGTCTATTCAGCGCAAACTCAACCCGGTGACGCAGCTCGCCCCGAGAACGGGTGGCACCCCACAACAGACGCTTGACGACGAAATTGCTGACATCGAGAAGCTGATGCGCGATGATCGTGACAGGTACAACAAGGACGAGAAAACGCAGGCTCGCTACCGCGAGTTGCTGCAGATTCGCATTGACCATGAGGCCCGTAAAACGGCATAAGGAGCAGCACCATGGCATCACCACTACAGCCGCCAGAGAACATCGAGACTGACAACGACGCGCTGCCAGCCTCCGTCATCGACACCGGCCCAGTACAACCCGGCGATCTGATCGACTTCACGGCATAGCGCCGTGGGCAAGAAGGCGAAGGGACCCAAGGGGCCCCAAGGTGCCGCGGCCTATATGGCCAACCTCGAGCGGCGTGGCCTGACAACGGTCGTGGATGACACGCGGAAAAAGGTCGCTAAACGGACCAAGCGCACATCTGGCCGGGTGAAATCGGCTGTATCGGAAGCAAGGAGCTAATCTGATGCCGAAGAAATATGGATACGGAATGAAGCCAGCCAAGGCTTCCAAGTCGAAAAGCTACGGCAGGTCAAAGCGCAAGAAGTCGAAAATGCGCACGACCGTCAAAACGGTCATGTCGACCGCGAGGAGCTACTGATGGGCGGGATAGTCAAGAAGATTTTTAGGAAAGCCGACAAGCTCAAAGCAATCCCCGGCGCCGGCACGACCTCCAAGCAGGCCACTGGCATCGCATCTGGAGCTCGCGGATCCAACATCCCGGCGAACGAGGCGAACCTGAATCGACGTCCTGGGCGCCGTGGCGCTGACACCCCACTGGGTCCCGGCCGGCAGAGATTGTAGTGGCTGAGTCGGCCCCGATGACGACCTATGCTGGCAAGAAGCGCCGGCACCCGGCGAGTTATCGCAAGCCGCCAGCTCAGACGGTTTTCAAGAAAAAGAAAGCCACCACTGGCGGCACCAAGCACTCAGGCAGCATAAAGACGTCAGGAGGTATGTGATGGGCGGTCTACTCAAAGCAGGCAGCGGCTTCCGTATATTGAAAAAGTGGACCAGCTCGTCCCGGCCAAGAGAGGCCGACGCACTCGACAGGCTGGAGAACAGGGGCGCCGGCATGAGCGCCAAGCAGCGAGCGGCATTTCTGGCCAGAGAGTCGGCCAAGGAAACCTCAGGGAACGGTCTCCAAGCAAACACACCCTTGTCATCTCGATACGCCTAATGCCGTTCAAGAAGCGCGGAAAGAAGTACGTCAGCCCATCGGGCAAGACCTACACCAAGAAACAGGTCCGCGCCTACCATGCCACTGGTGGCTGGCGCCGCAAGGTTAAACCCAAGACACCCTTGTCATCTCGACACGCCTGAGTTAAATTCGGCACCACGACATTAGTCAGACACCCTGCCTTGGCAGCCCTGACGCTCCCCGGCTCCTGATGCCGAGGCCTGCGGCCCCTTACGGACACCCCGCAGCTCCAGCAAAGTCAGGCTACCCCGATCGTCGATAGATGGATCTATTAACTTATCTGGGAGAAGCCAAATGGCTGAAACAGCATTTCAAATTCAATACCGGCAGGAATTCATCGCCGCGTTTGAGCAGCACCAGTCACTCCTTCGGGAGAGCACCACGACTGAGGCTGTCATCAAAGGCAATCAGGCGACGTTTCTGGTAGCCGGGTCTGGCGGTGCGACCGCCAAAACGCGCGGCGTGAACGGGTTGATCCCGGCGCGCGGCGATGACCTTGCTCAGCCAGTCGCAACACTGGTCGAGTGGCATGATCTCGTTCGCAAGACGGATTTCAACATCTTCGCTTCGCAGGGCAACCAGCGCGCGATCATGCAAATGACCTGCCTCGCCGTCATCAATCGTAAGATTGACCAAGACATCATTGGCGAGCTCGCAACCGGCACCATCAACACTGGCGCAGCCGCCGCACCTACGCTGAACCTCTGCCTCGAGGCTAAGACTCGCCTCGGTCAGGCTGACGTTCCGTATGACGGCCGCATCACCATGTTGGTCACGCCGAACTTTGAGGGCGTGATGCTGACACTGGCATCGTTTACCTCTCGGGACTTCACGCAAAACGGCCCGATCGACAATGTGCCGCAAGCGTGGCGTGATCGCCAACAGACGTACAAGTGGCTCGGAATGAACTGGATCGTGCATCCAGATCTGCCGGGTAACGCGACGGCTGACGGTGATTGTTTCGCGTATCACCAGAACTCGATCGGCCATGCTTACAACGCCGACAACATCGAGGCGCGCGCGGGGTATGACGAGGAGCAGGACTACAGTTGGTCTCGCTGCTCGATCTACATGGGCTCACAACTGCTGCAGAACAGTGGCGTCGTCGTCGTGAACGTAATCGACAACACGCTGATTGTCTAAGGCTGAGGAGAATTTAATATGGCATACGCAGCCAACAATCTGAACCTTTGCGCTCCTCGAGTGGGAGAAGGCGAAAACCTCGCCAACGCAGGCTGGAGTTCTGCGATGTGGGTGTACCGTGACAGTGGTGGCGATAACCTCGCGACCATGAGCGCGGACGACTACATCACGGATGGCAACGATCAAGGCCTTCGGGTCGGTGACATCATTGCCTTCGTCGAGACCGCGGTGGACGCCAGTTGGGCGATCGTTGACACGATCTCCGCAGCCGGCCTCGTTGCGGTGACGTTGTTCAGCAACCCGTAAGTTTGACGTAGCCAATAGTCAGGCGCGACAATGCGAGGGCGAGGCTCATCCGGGTCTCGCCCTTTCTTGTCACGGAGACTGAAAAATGTCAGAGACAGCAACCGCAGAAAAATTACCCGAGCAGGACGCGGAACAGCCTGAGGCTGTCACCGCGAAGCCGATTACCGAGGGCCGTATCGGCCTCGAGGTCGAGAAATCAAACCGCTGGCGCGTCGATGTCCCGATGGGCGTCACTCCTGAGGATTGCATGAAGGAAACCTTCTGGCAGCACGTTGCCATTAGGCTGCGACCGGGCGACGAGATCGTCTGTCTGCCCGATAACATGGCATGGAAGCTGGTCCTGCACGTAGTTGGTGCCGGCCGTCTTTACGCTCACGTTGTCCAAGAGGAGCTCTACGAGCTGGCCCCACTGGAGGCTGCTATCAAATTGCCCTCGATCTATGAGGTCAAGTTCACTGGTACGCATCACAAGTGGGCCGTCATTCGCGAGAGCAAGCCTCTCAAGGACGGTTTTGATACCGAAGGACTTGCTCGGCGGTACGCGCAGAATCACGAAGCTGCCGTACAACGATAAGCCGATCAAGGATTGAACACAGGCGCAGGGATGCGCCGGCCTGGAGTAAGACATGACTGACAAGCTCTCGATCTACAACGGCGCTCTGACCATCATTGGCGAGCGCAGGCTGGCGAATCTCACCGAGAATCGTGAGCCCCGCTTCAAGCTCGACGACATCTACGACAACAATTTTATCAACCGAATCCTGCAGATGGGCCAGTGGCAATTCGCACAGCGCACCGTGCAGCTCGATTCCAGCCCCTCGGTGACGCCGTCCTTCGGCTACATCTTTGCCTTTGACAGTCCGGTCGACTGGCTCAGGACGATGGCCGTCTGCTATGACGAGTATTTCCAGATCCCAATTACCAGATACTCCCGCGAGGGCGCATTCTGGTTCTCGGACGCAGACCCGATCTATGTGAAATACGTCAGCAATGACGTCCAGTTCGGCGCCGACTTCTCCCTGTGGCCAATGAATTTCACCGAGATGGCCGAGCACTATCTGGCCATGAAAGTGGCGCCACGCCTGACCGGCCTCGACTACGACGCCAACGAGCTCGCTCGCTGGTACAAGATGTGGCTCGGTGAAGCTAAAGCGGTCGACGCCATGGAGGAGCCTGCGAAGTTCCCGCCCAAGGGTGGATGGGCCCGGTCACGGCAAGGCTTCCGGCAGGCCGATTTCGACGGTGGTTCACGTAATCAACTGATCGGATAGGCCATGAGTATTGGCGAAAAGGTCCTCCTCGCCTTTAACCGAGGCGTAGTCTCCAAGCGCGGTCTGGCCAGACTGGATCTCGAGCGTATGTCCATGTCTGCCTCGCAGCAGACAAACTGGATGCCTCGAGTGCTCGGCTCGATGATGCTCAGACCGGGCATGAAGTACATCGACATCATGTTTTCCGAGGACTCTCAAACGGGCAACCCGCAGCTCACCCGCCAGATGCCGTTTGTTTTCGGTGTTGACGATACGACGCTGATCGAGTTTGGATCAGAGCGGGGCACCGGCCTTGATTCGCGCGGCAAGATCCGGTTCCGCACCAATGACGTCCTGCTCATCCGGCCCGAGGTCGGCGCACTCGTAGCGAATGGGGATTTCACGAATGGCTTTGCCTTCTTCCAGCCTCAGTGGGTGGACGATTCTGACTTGGGTGCCACCGCCTTAATCAGTGGCGATTCCACGCCGACCTTTACCCTGAATTTGATCGGCACTGGCGATGCCTTTGCGAGGGTGGTGCAGGAGGTCTTTGTCGATGGTGGCGAGGAGCTCGACGAGCACTCGCTCGACATCCATGTCATCACGGAGTTCTGTCGCCTGCGGGTTGGCAAGATAAAAAATGGCGACGAGCTGGTCCGCGAAACGAACCTGGGCCAAGGCCACCACAACATCGCTTTCGTACCGGATGGGTCGAGTTTTTGGATCGAGCTGGCCAGCAGCAGCAACTACACCGTGGTTGTCGATGACGTCGAGATCTTCAACCCAATTAACCCGAGCGTCGTCGAATTTGACACCGGCTGGAACGAAGCAGACCAGATCGCATCCGTGCGGTGGACCCAGTCCGGTGACGTCATCTACGTCATCTCGCGAAACCTGTCCATGCAAAAGATCGAGCGCCGCGCCTACTTCGATCCCGATGGGGTTATCGTTCGCAATTCTTGGTCACTGGTGGCCTACGGTCCCGAGGACGGCCCGTTCCAGACGCTCAGCACGGACGGCTCAACGATGACAGTGAGCGCCATCGAGGGCGACATTCAGATTAACTCCAGCGATGCTGTATTCAGGCCAACGATGGGGCCAAGCGAACACAACGCCGGCATCTTGGTTCGCATTGCCTCCCAGGGTCAGGTCGTCACCGAGGCGGTCGATGCTGAGGACGAGTTCTCTCCGACGATCCGCGTCACCGGCAACGGCGAGTCGCGGCGTTTCGGCATCATCATCGAGAACATGCCTCCGGGCATCGGCACGGTCACGGTGCAGTTCTCCATCGGCGCGGACACCGGGCCGTTCAATGACCTGGACCCGCAGTACACGACCAACACCAACACCAGCTTTCTCGACGAGCAGGACGGTCAGATCATTTTCTATCGCATCGGCGTGAAGGCCGGCGATTTCACAGCCGGCCCGATCAACTGCACCCTAAGCTACACTGGCGGCTCGCGCACCGGCATCGCCCGGATGACCGGCTTTCTCAACCAGAATCAGATCGACGCCTACGTGCTGGCGCCCTTCGGATCCCTGCTGGCGTCAAAGGACTGGGAGCTCGGTGAGTGGTCGGAGTTCACTGGCCTTCCATCGACCGTCGACATACATGAGAATCGACTCTGGTTCGCCGGCAACGATCGCATCTACGGCTCGGTGTCGGACAACTACGAATCATTCGATGACGAGACCGAGGGCGACTCTGGCCCGATCAATCGAAACATTGGCTCAGGCCCGATCCGTATTATCAACTGGATGAAGTCCTTTGGCCGGCTGCTGATGGGCACCAGCGAGAATGCGGCAGACGTCGACGCGGCCCGGATGGACGGCAACCATCCTCTCGGGGTGCGCTCGAGCTCCTTCGATGAGGCTCTGACGCCGACCAATTTCAACATCAAGACAATCGCCAGCAAGGGCGTGTTTGTCGACCGGACCCTGCAGCGGCTCTATGAGCTCAGCTACGACTCGGCCGGCGCCGATTATCTGAGCGTGGATCTGTCGATCTTTGCGCCTGACTACAACGATGCCGGCATCCGACAGATCGCTGTGCAGATGAAGCCTGACGTCCGCGTCCATTGTGTGCGCAACGATGGCACTGTCGGAGTGCTGGTCTACGATCGGCTCGAGAACGTGATCTGCTGGTGCGAGGTCATCATGGGTGTGGATGATGTCCAAGGGACTACTTGGACTGTCGATGATGTCGCCATCCTCCCCGGCACGGTCGAGGATCAGGTCTACTACACGGTCAATCAGGTCCGCTCCGGCCCTTCTAACCGCAAGCATTTGCTCAAGTGGGCGCTGGAGTCTGAGGCCATCGGCGGCGACAACAACTACCTCGCTGACGTATGGGGCCAGTACACCGGAGCCCCGGTCAGCACCGTAAATATAACTACCGACGCGACACCGCCTCTCCGGCTTGATGACGGTCATCTGGATGGCGCGGACGTTTCGATCTGGGCTGATGGTGCTGACAGGGGCACCGCCAGCGTGATCTCCGGCGTCATTGATCTCTCCCTGCTCGATGGCCAGCCGTTCTCCAATGTCATTTGGGGCCTGCCGTATCGGGCCCGGTTCAAGAGCGCCAAGCTCGGCACCCTCGACGGCATCGGCCTGCTGGAGCGCAAGAAGGTCAACAAGATCGGATTTATTGCCCAAAATTTGCACTACCAAGGATTACAGTACGGCCCGGATTTCGACACACTGTATGACCTGCCGCTCGTTGAGAAGGGTCAGGACACGCCTGCCGATTTCATCTGGGAGGACTACCATGAGGACAATTTCCCCTTTGGCGGGGAGTGGATACCGGATTCAAGAATATGCCTGCAAGCAGCAACACCGCGACCAGCTTCGATCCTGGCAGCGATAGCGGAGTTCGAGTCAGTCGAGAAGCGCAGCAACACGAAGCGCCGAGCTCCCCGTTAATCGAGTCAAGGTTCGCGACAGCCGCGGACATCATTGAGTATTACGGTGCGCCGCAGCGTGGCACCATGCGCGCGTTTGTCATTCTTCTGGATGGCAAGCCTGCCGGATTCATTGGCCTTCTTCGCGAGGGCGGCATCGGTAAATACTTCACTGAATACAAGCCAGAACTGCAGCCTTACCTGAAATCAATTACCATCATGCGCGCGTTGTGCAAGGCACTCGATTGGTGCCGCGCATACCGAGGGCCAGTGATAGCAATAGCGACGACCGCTGAGAGCTGCTACACGATGAATCGACTGGGGTTTGAGCACATGGAAGGCGTCTACTACGGATGGTTCGATAAATGGCACAGTTAGCAGTCGCAGCAGTCATGCTGGTTGCCGGGGCCTACAAGGGCTATCAGGCGAAAAAACTCAAGGAGGAGGAAGCCAAGGGCCTGCAAGAAGCGGCCGTTCGGCAGATGGCCATTACCTCCCGCGAGATGGCCGAGGAGATCCGCAACAAGGAACTCATGCACTCGCGCGCCATTGCGGTGGCCGGTCTCTCCGGCGCCGGCACTGATGGCCTGACCAAGCTCCTCGGAGATCTGAACACCGAAGGCGAGTACCGCGTCATGTCGGTGCTGTGGAACGGCCAGAACGAGGCCGAAGGCCTGATTTACCGGGCCGAGGCCGCACGGCGCGAA